AAATAAAGTCAGGTATAAAGTCTCTATACAATGCATTACATCCATACGTCTGTCCTGTTGCTTTTAGTTTGTTTAGGTCGAATCCTTTACGTGAAGGCCCATTACCTATGCAATATGCATTTCCTCTAGGTACTGCTTTCACTTTGTCTTCGAAGAATTTTGTTTCTTGTATTTTTTGTCCCTTACGTATTATTGTGTTTACAACAATAGTCTCACCTACATATGGTGTCCATTTAATAAGATGTACTTCCGGCTTACCGGTAAGCTGTATAGTTTTCATTTAAGATACTTCTCCTCTAGTCTTGCTTTAATTCTCGTCCATGGTAGTCCTTGTTCGATTTCATCTTTAAACCATTCTGTGTATGCAAGTTTTTGTGCCCACCCTACTCTGTTAGGCATCGCTGGTGTATTAATGTCGCACAATTTTATATTGCCTACATCATGACAAAGACTGTCTTCGGAAACAAATACCGGAACCCCACTAATAATTGCTTCCATGGCAGGATTAGAACTGTGATTAACCACAGCCCATGTTCTTTCTAATGTGTTCTTAAAATCAGTATCATCATAAGTTCTAAAATCTCTCTTAGGTAAACGAACTTTAACATTTTGAAAATCACTTTCTTTAAATTGGATAGTATTACGAGGGTGTGGTCTAACAAGTATTGGCCGAGCAGTATATTTTCTAATTTCACTTATTTGTTGCTCAAACCAAGTTGACATCTTTGGAAGTCCTTTCCATTGTTCTGATGCATCGTGTTGTCCGCATATAACAATTATATCACCTGTTGGATTCCACGGCCTTAGTGTGTGTTTGAATAATGGCCATCGTTTTTCATCAAACTCTTGATTGGCAAAGTCTGCTTGTCTGTTAATACCATTGATGCCTATCTTAAAACTTTCATTCCTTCTAAGTCCACCAACTTCTAATACAATAACAGGTCTTCCAGTAGATCTGTATTCATCCCATATCCTTTTATAATTTTCCATTCGTCCACGCCACAGCACACTCCATATAACTGCCACATCGGCGTTAGCAGACCTATTGAGAACTACTGTGTCTCCTGCATCTTGCAAACTCTTTATAAATGCGTCGAATATGGGTTTTGAGTTTTGTGGTCCATATTCTGTCCAAACTTCTATCTTCATAAAATATTATTTTAATTGTTTCCAGTATTCAACAGTAGGTTCAGAACGTAAATCACTACGTGATGATGCACCGATTTTTTTACGTTTGCCTTTCATGTGATCCATATACTGTCCTAACTCACTGTTAACAAACACATGATGACCTTTTACACCTTTCCAGTATCCTATGTCGTTTACTTCTATGTTTTTTTCTTTTCTGTATATTTTTGACAAATGCCAAAATACATACGAGTCATGCCATTCTAACAATTTAAAAACGTTGTCAGTCACATAAAGATTTTCCCAATCATTAATAAAGTTTTGTATCTCTGGATGTTTTATATTATAGCCAACAAACCCACATTCAGGATATTTTCCACCATCATTAAGTTTTGGATTTTCACGACCCAAGTATGTTAGCATTGTATTTTGAGGCAACAGCTTTTCAAAGAAGTCCATTGGTATTGGTCTAAATGAAAATGTGTCGCCATCAATCCATACGACATAATCATACTCTTTAGCATTACGCACAGCATTTACAACACAAAACACTTTGTTTGAAAATCTAACAGCGTCCCAAAGAAATGATCCCTTGTTTTTGTCAGTACCACCTTTGGTTTGTAGTTCTGCAGGTCGTCTAACTCCACCTTCGATTTCTTCTAGTTCTCCTTTTGCAACAGGATCGTTTTTATGTTTATTTTTAAAATTAAATAATTCTGGTTCGGCAGTGTTTAAGTCGACCCATTGTACCCTATCATAGTTACATTTAGGTTTAGGCTCTTCTGCATACACAACTATATCGACTTCTTTTGGAAACTGCTCAGCCATAGATTCAATACCTTTCTTACCGTATTGTTCCCAACAGCCAGGCTTGTATGATGTGATAACTTTAATTTTCATAATATTGATATTTAATCTACCTAGTCATGTTGTATTTTTTAATCCAATCACTAACAATCCATGCAGGTATAAGTGCCTTGCCGGCTTTCTGACTGGCTTTTGTTATATCTAGTTTAGAATTTTCGCCTGTTCTTTCTTTGTAAAATTTATTTAATTTAGAACTTGTGCTAGTAGTCAGCCAATGCCCAACAGGAACAGTCCACCCGGTTTTTACTTTATTAATAATTTCGTTTGGTAATTTGCCTAGGTATGCCTTCTTAATAAAAGTTTTAGTATCATTTTTATCAGGACCTAATTTTGAATCAGTGTGCATACTCATACAATATTGCATAAACATTTTTGTTGCTAATGGGAAACGTCCTTCCATACTGAAGGCCATTCCGTACTTGTCGTTTCTATTAAACATTTCTTCTGGCACTTGTGCAACACAATCTAAAGCCATATATGATCCTATAGGATCATTAGAATTCCATAATTCTCCTGAATAGCATTTACGAAATTCTTTTATTAGTACATCATCACTTATAGGATTATCGGTTAATTGTAATGGACGTTTTATTCTTTTTAACCATAGTGTTAACACATCGTTCCAATTTTCTATTTTTGTTTTACCTATTTGTTTTTGTAGCCACTGTGGATTTTTCATTTTCCAGTACTTTGGATATCCGGCAAGTATCTCATCACCCATATCTCCAGCCATTGTAACTACAATTTTGTTCTCTGATAAAAACTTATTAGTAGAACAATACATCGACATACTAGGATTGTATACAGGCTGTTCCATGTAGTATATGCTGTCGTCCCAACATTCTATAAATGTTTCAGGAGTTGCTACAACTTCTTTATGATTAAAATTATTTTGTTGTGCGATTATCTTGGCACAGTTAGCGTCACTGTTATAATCTTCATCTGCTTGTACATTAGGCTCCATTCTATTTGTAAATGTATTTGCTTCACCTTTTAATTGTTTTAACTCATAAGCAACCATGCTTGAATCAAGTCCACCACTTAGGAATACACCAATTTTTCTCCTACCTATTGAACACATTTCAACTGTTTTTTTTACGTTTGTTCTAAACTCTTCTGCATTAAATTGTTTGTTACTTGTAGGTTTAATATAAACTCTGTGTGTTTGTGTAATTTTTTTATCGACTATATTGTATACTATGGTCTCTCCGGCTAATAGTTTTTTTATTCCAGTAAAGAATGTATTGCGTAAAGCATTGATTCCTGTCCTTGCCATAAAACTTACAGCAAGATTATCCATTGTTCTGCTGTTAGGAACTTTGTCTAACATTCCTTTTATCTCAGAACCAAAAACTAATCCTTCTTTAATCTCTGCATAATACACAGGTTTAATACCAGCATGGTCTCTACTTAATGTAAGTGTGTTTTTATTAACTTCGTAATAAGCAAAGCCGTGCATAGAATCTATTTCATCAACAAACGATAAGCCAAATTTATCTAGTCCCCAAGCAAGTAGTTCGGTATCACAACCGGTTGTGTCCGTAAAGTCTTTATATTTTTCTTTTAGTTCGTAGTAATTAAAGATTTCTCCATTATAAACAAGTTTGTTTCCTTGAGGTGTTGTCCACGGCTGTGTAGCATCACCTGGCTCACCCATTATGCTTAACAAGTTATGCCCTAGAGTTATATTTTCGTTGTGCCAAACACTCGATCCGTCAGGTCCTCTGTGCTTACATATATCTATAAATTCTTTTATAAATTTTGGATTGTGTTCGGTTATACCGTATATACCACACATTACATTCCTAACTTTTCTTTAAATCTTTTGAACACCGTACCATTTCTAATTTCTTTTTCACTCCACAGTTTGTATCCGAGATCGTTTAGCCATTGAGTTCTGTCGGGATATTCCGGAGTTTCTATGTTGTTTAAATCTTTGTTAGCTACTGGCCAACTAATTGCAAGGTCTGAGGTATTAAACGTAGGTATCCCGCGGACACAAGAGTCAACACCGGCAGTGGAATTATGTGTAACAACAGCATGACAATTAGATATTGCTTCTTGGAAATGGAATCTATAATACTTTTTTTCATCTCCTTGAAAGAACTTTTGTCCTACAATAACTTCTACATCGTCTGGAAACTCTTTCATTCGTTCTTCTATATGAGCAACATGATTTGGATGAGGCCGTACAATAAATTTTCTATCGGTCATAGGTCTCAATTTTTCATAAACTCCGTTGAACCATTCAATAGGATCGAGATTGTTCATGCTCCAGTTGTCTTTAGGTTGTAGCACAAACATAATTGGATCATCTTGGTTAGATTTTCTCCATGGTTCACTTTTAACATTCCATCTAGCTTTCGCGGCTTCCCATCTATCAGGGGGACTGTTATCTGACAAGAAGTCGCCGTTGTTCATGGGCGAAAATAATGAAACTCGCCAGTGATGTTTATCACCGTGTACATTGCCAAAACTTGAAAGTAATCCTCCGTCAAATGTTATTATTTTAATTCCTTTTTTCTTTGCACGTTCTACTAGATCTCGTCTACGTCCCTTTGTGTGATGCATTTGGTTACTGCCACCATATCCAAACATGCAACCGATCGGTGCTGTTGGCTCCATTTCATCTTTAGTCCAATCCCCAGTCTTTGTTTCATTAATCATTATAGGTTCGTCACCACAAGCTCGTATACCTTCAGCCATGTATTGCAAGAGATCATAACTTGCTCCTCTGCGTCTATCTTTTACTGTTCTTCTAAATATTTCAACTTTCATCTAGTATTCTCCATGCATATCCGTTGCTTATTTCTTCTGCTGTGAATTGACCGTATGCCATTGAATAGTATAACGGTTCTCGGTCAATGTAGCAAGGTTTTTCTATCTTTGAGAAATCTGTTTCTGATATAGGTGCACAGGCATTATGCACATCAGTAAAACACGGAATACCTCTAGTAGTAGCTTCTAATGTGATATTTGAATTGTAGGTAACAATAGCATACGCATTATTCCAATCGATCGGTCCACTAGGTGCAGTATTATCTTTGCCTGCTACTATCATTCCTCCGTTGTCATTGTATCCTATAATTGGATTATATCCTTTATTCTTTACTATTATTGGACGATCGGTATTAGCTTTAAGCGTCTCTAATGTTTGGTCTAGCCAGTCGTGTACTCCAAAAAATTCTTTTATAGCATTAGATGGCGGGCATACAATAATATTCTTCCCGTCTTTCTTCCACGGGTTAATAGGCCACGGAAATGATTTTTTAAAACGGTCATCGGGTCTGTTCTCTTGCCAGGTCTTTAAATGATTGTTCTTTACAATTTTAGTGTAGTAAGGATTGTTTCTTGTTTCACCCCAATACGGTCTGTCCATGTAATAAAAATCAATCTTGTTTTTTTCTGCCCATTTATATACTAGATGTGTTCCACGTAGCACTCCAAACATTACAGCTTTAGTACAATCTTTTTTATTAATAATTTCATTAGGTAATAACTTTTTTGCACCAGGTAGTCCTTGCATTGCCCAGTCGACATATTTTTCTGTGAGTTGTCTATTAGTGGAACTAACGTAAATCATTACTCGTATTTAAGGTTGTCTTGTTACCAGATATAAATTACCAATTTAATCTAAATGTCTAACTAATTCTGCAACATTCACTTTAAAATTAATTAAATCGCTTTTTCTCTTTATGCCTGCAGGCTTTTTCTTACCATCCATTGGTACTGGCACTGTGTCTGCTAGGTATAGTTCATGCTTTAATTCTAAATGGTGTGACAATACTGGATAAACTTTTTTATGAATCATTTTAGGGTCTTGTATTTCGATTACCTTTGTTCCACGCTGACACCATAATAAATTTATTAGACCTGCACCATGAGCCGCAACAATGTGTGTTGCTTCTGCAAATGTTTTCATTTGTTCTTTGATACTCATATTTTCAAGCACAACTGCTTCATAACCTTTAAGTGCTAACAGTAGTTCATCAGAGTTTGTTAGTTTTCTTGTTCTAGCACCTGGACGTAACACAACAATTTTTCTGTGTGCTCTTATGCCTTTAAGTCCAGGTCTTCCTTTAAAATGTCTTAGCCATGGGGCTAGGTGAGGAGTAATAACACCGTCTCTAGAATTACTTAGACTAGGCACTAGCAAATGTTTAAACTGCCATGTTTCCCCTTTTGGCATCACTAGAACTTTAACTTCAGGAAATAATTCTTTGATGCATTTTTTTAGATACTTGCTTTCGTTTGCTAACACATAACAGTATCTTGTAAAGTCTGTGGACCATCTTTTTTCCATAAGTCTAAATTTAGATATAACGTCAATCCAAATATGCCATGGGTTTTCTGCACTTGCTTCATCGATTGGTAACCATACGTAATGATATTTCTTGTCAAAGAATTCAGTAGTAGGTGGTAATGCAACATCCACATCATCACTCCAGTCAGTCCAAAGTTTGTGTGATTTTTGAGGTTTGTGTTTGCTGGCATGTGTGAGTCCCCAAACATAATTGGTTATAAGTTTGTTAGCCATAGTAACAAGTACCGGGCAAGTGTTTACCTTAACATTATGAAATTCTGCGACGAACGTTGGTAAACTTGTAAAGTTTGGATCAATATCTTCATGGTATGGCACTGTATAATCATAACCATTATCTACCATTTCCCATTTGTCTAAAAAGTATTTGATCGAATCTATGTTTTTCATGTTTGCATTTTGTCAGTAAGTATACTATAATTATACTACTAAACAACAGCATGAGCAAATTATTATCAAATGGGTGTAGTTTCTTAACACCGAGAAACAAAGACGGGGTAGACACATTTACCACAAAAATCTTAGCGGAAGGTTATAATCTAGAATTGTTTAACCTTGCAATGGGTGGTCGTGGTAATACTAGAATAAGTTTTTCAACTAAGGTTTGGTGTGAGCAAAATAATAACGAAGATATTTTTGCTGTGATAGGGTGGTCTAGTGCAATAAGGAACGATTACATAACAGACGACGGGTGGAAGAAAGGCCGTATACCAGGTACTGATCTTACTTGGCGGACTTGGAAGACATTGGACAATGTAAGTTTCATACGAAAACAAAAAGGCTGGGATATAGAAAACAATCTTACTATGAAGTTCCTTAATAATGTTTTTGATTTGCAAAATTATTTTGAACGTAAGCGAATACCTTATGTGATGTATAACTCTCTGCCTAACGATTTTGGTAACGGCACCGAAGACTTTACTGTAATTAGAAATGCAATCAACATGGATAGATTCTTTAATCCAAAAGTGAGTCAACTTGAATTTGCCTCTGATAAAAATTTAATAGTAAGTCCTAACGATCCACATCCGTCAGCCGAAGGCCACGAACAGTGGGCAAAACAATTAAAAGAATTTATAGATGTTAACAATTTACGCACCATTTAATAATAAAAATAGCAAAGCATACGAAGTCTTCGATGGTGTGCAAAAGTCTTGGCCTGAAGAAACAAAATTGCTAGATAACCAAACTGAAATAGAACCTATAGCAAACAGTATGTTCTGGGGATTTGTTGGTAACAATAGAGCTATGGTTAAAAAATTAGAAGCACGTAAACATCAATTTTGGTTTACTGATACTCCATACTTTGGTAGATTCGACAACAATAATTTAAAAGCAGACAATCACTATTGGCGTATATGTAGAAATAAAATTCATGCAAGTTATATAAGGGGTTGTAAGGCTGATAGGTTTGAAAAGTTTAATATACAAATTAAAGCACCTAACTTTAAAGGCAGTTACATATTAGTATGTCCTAGCTCAGCTGGTATTCACAACTATTTAGACAGACCTAATTGGACAAAAGAAACTGTAGAACAAATCAAAAGATACACAGACAGACCAATAAAAATTAGACAAAAACCTAGGGGCAGGGGAACATCAGGACCAAGCGAAGCAACAGTTCCACTGTCAGAGGATTTAAAAGATGCTTGGTGTTTGGTAACAAGTTGTTCGATAGCGGCCGTGGAAGCACAGTGTATGGGCATTCCGGTCATAGCAGATAACAAGAGTTTTGCTAAAGAAGTTGCAGGACAAGAACTTGCAGACATCGAAAATCCTTTCTTTGTTGGTTGCGAAGAATGGCTATACAGTCTTGCCTATCAGCAGTTCACACCAGAAGAAATTACTAGCGGAAAAGCAGTAGAAATATTATTGGATAAAGGAATATTGTGAAAATAGAAAAAGTAAACAACTTGTGGGTTCCATCAAATGACATACATATTGAGCAATGGAAGACGGGGCAACCATTCACACAGAACAAATGTCTGCTGAAATTCCTGGCTTATTGTCAAACACAGAACAAGAAATTCAAGACAGTTATAGACGTAGGTGCATGGTGTGGTACATGGTCTAAGGCTATTGAGCCATTTGCTAAGAATGTAATTGCTTTTGAACCTGACAAGGTGCACTTCGCATGTCTACAACGTAACTGCACAATCAACTGTGATCCTCGACAAGAAGCTGTGGGATCTGAAATAAAACACATATCTCTTACGGAAGATGACTTCACTCAGGCAAAGAGGGTGGAGAAAGAGGGAGACATCCGGATGGTTACACTGGATAGTCTAGCATATGAAAATGTGGACCTGATCAAGATAGATGTCGAAGGATACGAAATGGAAGTGCTTAAAGGTGCAACAAAAACATTAGAAAGTGTGCAGTACCTAATGATAGAATTAAACAATAATACTAAAAAATATGGAAGTAGTAATGCTGAAATTGAAAAACACATAAGCTCAATGGGGTTTAAGGTGCTAATGGATCATTGGCCAGACAAAGTTTTTTACCGTGCATAACTTAAATTAAATACTTAAAATGAAAATTTTTATAACAGGCGTCGCAGGATTTTTAGGGTCACACCTAGCAGATTTGATGATATCACAAGGACATACTGTTGCCGGTAATGATAACATGATCGGTGGTTATACAGATAATGTACCACAAGATGTGGAGTTCCATCAAGTGGACTGTTGCGATCTAGAGAACATGACCAAAGCAATGGAAGGATGTGATATAGTGTATCACACTGCCGCTACTGCCTACGAAGGTCTTTCTGTATTTTCTCCTGTACTTGTTACAAGAAATATTTTTGAAGCATCAGTTACAACAATCACTGCCGCAATAAGAAACAAGGTGAAACGTATTGTGTATTGTTCAAGCATGGCAAGATATGGCCATCATGATGAGATGCCATACAAAGAAGATTACGAATGTCGTCCACAGGATCCATATGGTATCGCAAAGAAGGCAGGTGAAGATGTGTTAAGAAATTTATGCGAAACACATGGAGTAGAGTATGTTATTGCTGTACCGCACAACATAGTCGGACCGAGACAGAAGTACGATGACCCGTTTAGAAATGTAATGTCTATCATGTTAAACAGAATGCTACAAGGCAAACAACCTATCATATACGGAGATGGTATGCAACAACGATGTTTTAGTTATATTGATGATTGCTTGTATTGTTTGAATGCACTTGCATTCCAAGATAACGTTGTTGGCGAAATTATCAACATAGGACCAGACGAAGAACCTATAACAATCAATGAGTTAGCAGAAGCATGTGCCAACGAAACTGGAATTAATTTAGATCCTATACACCACAAGGACAGACCTAAAGAAGTTAAACTAGCAGTGTGTTCATCGGACAAAGCAAGAGACTTATTAGGTTACAGCACAGCAACGGACATGAGAACGTCTGTTAGAAAGACTGCTGAATACATTAGATCCAGAGGTACAAAGAAATTTCAATATCACTTACCGTTAGAGATCATAAACGACAAGACTCCAGAGACTTGGAAGAATAAACTAATATGATTTCTTTTTGTTGTCCGTCGAGAGGCAGACCCGAACTGGCAAAGAGATTAGTTGATACTGCAACCGAAACACAAAATGGCAATACAGAGTTTCTATTTTATCTTAATGATGACGACGAAAAGTTAGAACAATACAAAGATCTATTAGACGAAAAACATTATACAGTTGGTCCAAATCAATCCACTTGTTATAGTTGGAATTTAATGGCCAACAAAGCAAGTAATGATATTGTTATGCTTATGGGAGATGATGTACAAGTACAAACACAGAATTGGGATCAAATGATTGCTGACGAATTTCTCAGATATGAGGATAGAATTTTGATGGTAGTACCTAGTGACGGACGAGCCAAAGGCAATAAGAATCACGGTGAAGACGCAATTCGTTGGCCAGACAAACCATTACCAGCGGCACATTTTGCAGTACATAAAAACTGGATCACTACGTTAGGATATCTAGCACCTCCTTTCTTTTGGCACTGGCACGTGGACACATACACACAAAAGGTTGCACGTAAATTAAACAGGTGCCTTTTTTTGCCAACAGTAACATTCAAAGCAAAGAAAATCATTAACGATAATGCAGGCAAACAAATACGTCATAATCTTAATATTAATGTAAGAGATAATTTTGTTTGGGAAAAAGTAAGAGACAGACATCTACAAGCAGACGTACAAGCATTAAAGGAAAAAATAATTTTAGTTGGAATGTAAATTTTTTAAACTGCTCTTTACAAGAAACAAGTTTAAAGTTATTCGTTGTTGTGTTTGGTTACTTTCGTAACTGTGCCAAGTTTTACCTTGCTGTCCGCAAAATATAAAAGTACTATTAGGTTTCCACTCCGCTTCTTTAACAAATGCTTTTTCATCCTGTTCTGTGTACATTTTAGTTCCTACATTCACTTCTGGAGTTATGTAGGTTACACTGCTCCATATTTTTTCAAGCCCTTCTTGGTGTATGTAGAACTTATAAGGTAACGGAGGAGTCACAGAAATGTGAGCATTGACGGCTAGATCTTCGAACCATCTATAATTAGGATATTGGTCACACAACTGTTTTGCATTATCTAAAATTGTTTTACCTATATCATGTATTTGATCATAGAACTTAATGTTATGATCAGCAAAATCTTTTGGAAATATATGAACAAGTTTGTCTTTGGGCACCTCTATGTTGAGACATTGTTCTTTAAGTTTAACGAATTCTTCTTGTGGCAATGTGTCTTCTATAATTTGGTGCGGCCAGGGATTGTTGATTGCCGTGCTGGTGGTACATTTACTTACAAAATGTTTACCAATCATTGCATACTTCCTATCTTATTAACAGTATCTCGTTGTTCTGCCTGTAGTTTTGATTCCATATCACTTGTCCATTTATCGTTGAACTTGGCCCTAGAACATGTGTTACAGATCAAGTTCTTTTTTTCTTTGGAATATTTTTTATCGTATATTATTTCGTGTTCTTTTTGCATGTTTTTCCATGCTCCCTCAATTCCGATTTCAAAAATGTTTCCATAGTCTGTCTTTCCTTCTGCATCGTCACAACACAAAACTGCTTGTCCGCTCACTAACACTTCCATCTTCCTTAGTATACGTCCGGAGCCCATAGCACATCCTTGCATGTAGTTGTTCTCATCAATTACAGCATTGTAGGGTTTGGTCCAGTCGCCATCTCCGTCACCCATTCTATTTTCAATCCAATTACTTTTTGACTTCACTTTACCTAGTGTTGCATTTTGATATTCGGTGATCGTTGAGGCACTAGCAGTGGCCGATTGATTTTTGTGTTTAACACCGATTCTAATCCTTTCTGAAAGTTTTGGATAGTTTTCTTTTACAAAGTTTAGACTTTTCAGTGTCTTGTCTTTTTTAATCTTCATAAATTCCCATAGTTCTTCTGCGGTATGTCCAATAACACTCATATGAACATTGCCTATTAGGTGTTTGTATTTGTTTAAAATTTCACACTGTTTTTTAGTGAATGACACACCGTTAGTAGTAATACCAACATTAATTTTATAGTGATTACACAGTTCCATGATGTACTCTAGATTAGGTTGCACTAGTGGATCACTGTATCTCCATGGGCTAATAGCACACGCATAATCTTTTACTTTGTATTTTTTTATAAGTGAACCGTAGTCGTGTACCAGCATACCTAATTGTTCTTTGGTCATTAGTTGGCCGTGATATGTTTTGTCTTCACTTAATGTGGTATATGGACAACAATAACATTTTGCGTTGCATAAGTTGATAGGTTCAAATGCTATTGCCGAGGGCAATGGTATCTCTCTATACATTTTCTTTCACCATTATATAATCTTGATTAAACACACTGTCTATACCTTTGCACGTGTACCCCCAACTTTCTAAAAGTTTCTGTGCATGAGTATTTCCTCTGTTTTGTTCTATTACAACAACTGGCTCGCACTTTTTAATAGTTTGTTCTGAACCTTTTAGTGCTTTGAATTCGTATCCCTCGATGTCGTATTTTATAAAACAAACATTTTTAAAGTTAAATGAGTCTATTGTTTTTATAGGTACAGCAACATCGCCGTGATCTTTAATTCTGCCTACTTTATTGCTTGTTGTGAATGTTGTGCCTTTCTTATCTCCTATTCCGCAAACATGATACGTAAATTTATTCATGTCGACTACATTTTTTTCAAACATATTTTTTTTATTTCGAAAATCAAAACAATGTATGTGTGTAAAGTACTTTTCCATTTCCCTAGCAAATCCACCTTCTCTGCAACCAACGTCTATGCCAATTCCGTTTTCTTTTATATAAGGTAGTGCTAATTGAAATGTGTGATTCCATCCCTCAATCTTTTTAGGTATTTCAGCAAGTGTACCTAAGAAATTAGTTTTTATTTGCATAGTCAGTTAACCATTTTTCTAAAGCTGGGCCATCTAGTGGTTCTGGTGTGAGCCATTCTTGTACACCATGAGTCGACGCCCATTTACCACTTGGCAGTTGCCATGCATTGTGCTTAGGTTCTTCAACATGTCTGCCAACCATGTATCTCCGTGTGCCGGGCCCGAATGGTTTGATTTCAGATTGGACTACGATTAATCCTAGTTCATCGATCCACTGAAGCATTCTGTTCATGTGTTTCATAACTGTACTTATCTTGAATTAATATAGTGGGTTACGCACTGAAAAGATTGATTACTTCTTTCTTCCAATCATCGGAATACTCGCAATCTCTATAACCATCGAACCACGGACCACCTTCTGTGTAGTGCAGTATCTTAGGCTTACCGTCTTTGGGTTCTTTGTACCAACCTACTAGCCAATTGTATTCGTGAGGTAGAGACCCAATGTCTTCGTCATCTAGCCAACTAAATCTATGTAGGAATTTTGGTGTTTCTTTGTTTAGTAGTTCGGGAGTTAATATTTTATTCTTAGGATGTCCGCAATTCCACAGTACCATACTGCTCCAATTTTTTCTTGGATATGCTGTTTGTACCTGTCCATCCATTTTGATAGATCCTTCTTCGGGTGTGTAATCGTGTTGCACACAAACAACTGCTTTAGAATCATCGCAGTATTGTTCAAGTTCTTTTGCTGGAATTTTCCAAAGGAAATCACAATCACAAAATACAGCCCAACCTTTGTAGTCATTAAGATAAGGAACAAAGAATCTAGAAAACGTAAATTCTGTTGTGGCTAATTTGTCTATTTCTCTAGTATACATACCTTGCTCTCGCATCTGATTTTGTTTTAATGGTATAACTTCAGCTGATGAATCTCTACGTTTGATAGAGTGCTCACATACCTGATATGATATATCTTCTCGCGAATCCCAACCTACGTATACTTTCATTTTACCAAAATCTCATGTATTTGTTCCCAATTATTTACACGGATAACATCTGGGTGATTAAAATCTCTATTGTATGGATGGTCAATTAATATAGGCTTTAAACCGTAAGAGAGCCCTGCTAGTGCGTTCTTAGGCTTGTCCTCGACCCAATACAGCCCGGTGTCATGGAAGTCTGCTAATGCTCCGTCTTTGTCTGCTCCTGTGCCTAGTATGTGGTAATTGGTAAACACTTGTTCTCCAAATAGTTCTCCTAATCTTTTTTTACGTAACTCTTGTGCTGGCACATCTGATGTTTGTGATGTGATTGGTACAAAGGTCCACCCCTCTGCATGTAGTAACTTTACCCAAGTCTGTGATTCTAACATAGGGCGTTGTGTTCCCATCCATGCACTTCTATTAAATTCTCTGATTTCTTGTCTAATGGTATCTTTACTAACACCAAATCTATTGGCCATTTCGTAGTCGTCTTCCGATGTGTCCACTGACTTGTATGGATAAAATCTATTTCCATTTTTGTCAAAGTATGATCGTAGTTGCATCCACTTGGTAAAATGGTGTTCCCATTCTAACAGTACTCCGTCTACGTCTGTAAGTATTATTCTATTATGAGATATCGGCATCTTCCATTCCTGCTACTCTCAATTTAACAATGTTTGTTATCTGCCATTGTTTTTGATCTAACCCTTTGGTGATGCCTAACCATTGATTACGTATTAATGCAAAGTCGTTAATTATTTTACTCATGTCAACAACGTCAGCTTCACCGTCAACATACTTCTCTGCGTCTCTACTGCTTAATAATTTATTATAGTTTTCTAGGAATTTCCTAAAAGTTTTAGATCGTAATCTTCTTAATTCTATGTTTAGGTATTCTAGTATTGCTTCAAGTTGTTGTAGTTGACTAAATCTTTCTTCAACTATGCCAGGTAACGATGCACTAGCTCTTTCCAAGTTACCGTATATCTTACACTGCTTTCTTGCTTCTAGTAGTTCAGCATCAAAGTATGCTACACAGTCAGGTATCTTAGATAAATTTCTGCTAACTTCATTATACCAGTTTATCATTCATCCTCGCCGTAACCCACGTCATCAGATTCTTCTTCCTCGAACACAGTGTTGACAGCTTCCTCAAGTTTTGGATCAAGCTCTGCAGATCCTTTGAGTACGTCATGATCTACTCCAATGTCTTCCAAACTTTTAATGAAATCTATTGCCATGTCTAATCTTTGTCTCTCGGGTACGTAATGGATGATAGAATTCCACAATCTTTCAATATCAGCGTGATCAAAATCTATCATATACTATTCCTTTTCTTCCTTAATTGGTTCTACTTTTTTAGTTTTTGCTTTTGGCTTTACTTCTACTTCAATAGGAGCGTCTGTATCTTCTTTATCAGCAAAATCTGTGGATTCTTTAAAGTCTGCCATTAGCATATCTAATTTATCACCGATCCATTGTTTTCTAAAGTCGATATGTTCTTTACCTGCTTTGTCAATGTATTTTAGCCTGTTTCCAGTCTGTACAAGTATACCTTTCTTTTCAAATAGGTCCACTAGTCCACTGTACGGGTTCATTCCTGTTTCATATGGAATCTTAACCTGTACACCTTCAAACGGTTTAGCATATCTTGTTTTCATAACTTTACAAGCCGCTCTAATACCTCTTACGTCTGTAACTTTGTTACCATCAAGATCTTCTTTTAATTTAAGTTTTTTCATTGCAATAACTATTGAACTTGCATAGATAAATCCCTGTCCACCTGATATCTTATCATCTGGGTCAAACATATCCTGTGATGCGTAAGTGTGATTTGTTGCTACAAGGCCTACGTTCCATGAACCGAACATGTTAACACAGTTTCTCACAAGTGCAGTTAATGCCTTAGGTTTTCTACCTAGGTCACCTTTCATATCACCCGCTTCAAACTGATTAACGTCAGTTGGTGTAAGCATCATGCCTAAACTGTCTATAACAAATAGTACTTTAGGTGCACCTTCTTTATCATCTGCGTGTGCTTCTTTGTAACCTTTCATAAACTCTGAAATAGTTTTAGCTACATCATCGATCATTGATATACTTAATTTTAGAAGTTTCTCTTCCGATGTGTCTACTTTCAATGCCTGCAACCATTTCTCATCCAATGCGTTCTCTGTGTCAACAAGTATAACAAATATACCTTGCTCCTGTGCATTCTTAATAATGTTTCCTGCGGCTATGTATGATTTACCTGCTCCGGATTCTCCTGCAAATACCGTAACTTTGCCTAGCGGAATTCCTTTGTTGAAATCGCCTGTCATTAAATAATTTAATGCATAATTTCCTGTGCTGATCCAATCAGTAGGATCACTAAACCCTATGCCTAAACCTTGGATTGATTTTGTAATACTCTTTCTAAACTTTGTTGCGTCAAATACTTTCGTCATAATTTTATCCTTTGTATATCCTATAATAGCATATCAAGGCCCTAACGTCAACATCAGGGCCTTGGTAAAATGTCAGATTATTTTGCTTGTCTTGATCTTATTAGTTTCAAGATGTCCTCTGCTCTTTTGGCACTATCACCTGCAGGAGCCGCCGTAGCCGCCGCTGTTGGTTGTGCTGGTACAGATTCTGTAACAGGTGCAGTTGCAGTTACTGGTGCACTTACTGGTGCCGCTTCAGTTACTGGTGCCGCCGCTACTGGACTTGCTGTTGGAACTGATACTTGGGGTTTAGGTTGGTAAGCCATTCCCGCTGGTCTAAAGTATTGTCCATACTGCTCAAGATCGTAAGCTTCACCTTCGACAGATTTCGCAAATAATTCTGCAATTATTTTAACTTCTGCTTCAGTTGGCTCTTTTGGTCTATAGTCACTTAGGTTGTGTAACCCATGTGTTTCGATTGCGGCTCTCTCTGCCTCATCTAATGCACGTTCTCTTCTTGACCATTTTGATGTTGAGTAATCAGCATAACCACCTTTGGTAGTTTTGTTAATTCTAAAATCAACACCTTTAACCAAATCAGTAGGCATTTCTTCCATCTCTGGATCCATCAATGCACTTCTAATGATGTTAAAGATCTGAGGTCCAATTATAAATCTTCTGACTGGATTCTCAGGTGTTGAGTCCTCTGCTAGTGGATTTGTTGTAACAAAACCTTGGAAAATATAACTTTTCTTTTTCCAATATTTTCTGCCCATGTCTTCCATGCTCTTATCTTTGAACCATGGTCTAACTTCCGTTAGTACTGGACAAGTCTTGCCGTACATCTCCATACAAGGTACTTGTACTTGCACTGGTCTAGAATCAGTTTGACCTTTAATACCTGCAAAAGGTAATTTGATCATGTTTCTTTCAGTCCAGAAGAAAGTATTGTTTGTGTCCTTATCTGGTAAGAACCTAACAACTGCTTCTGAGCCTTCTGCTATATTCCAGTGTGGGTAGATGGCGTTGTCTCCGCCTGTTTGTGAAGTTGAGCGATTAACTTCTTGAGATTTTAACTTCGCTCTTATTTCAGCTAATGATGCCATAATGTAAGCCTCCTTATTGTGCCTATGTTTGTTTTAGTTTGCCTTAGTTTGCCTAAATGTATATTAGACATATAGTACATAATATACACTGATATTTATCAGTTGTCTACTACTATTATTGGTAATATGGAAGTTTTATTATTGGATATTAGCTAGTTGCTTAATTCTATCTAATTCTGTGTTGATCTTTTCAGCATCAACTTGGTCTTTTGCTATTTCTTGTTCTTTATCTTCTGCTTCATCTTCTGGATCTCTAACGACCATGTCTGGAGCATTGTCTTCTGTGTTAAACTTTTCAATTGCTGTTTCGATTGCAGTAGCTTTATCTCCGCCATCTTTTAAATGCTGTTCGATAAAAGGTTTAAGATCTTCAAAAGTAAATTCTTCGTTAGTCTTGTCTGCATATCTAGTATCACCTGATTTCATTTTTTGGTATGCTAGTGTGTTTGCTTTTTGATCTGCTTTCGTTACGTTCATTTTTTCTTCTTTGTCTTTGTCTTGAGTTTTGAACATACCTTTGTTAGTTAAATCTGTTGGCTTCACGTATTCGTTTGTAACGTCATCAGCCCATGATTCAAATGCTGTTTCTTCTTTTGCTTTGCCTTTGTTATCGTAATCTTGGCCTTTAATGTTTTTAAATTTGTTTATGTCTTGCGGGTCTTTTCTCACTTCGTCTGCGTATGACGGATCAGCTTTCATTTTTTTGTAGTCATCTAAATATCTTTTTGCTAACTGTACTGCAATTTTTTTATTGCTGTTATAGTCTGGACCTGGCTTAAACATAGCAGAACCTTCTTGCTCTATTCCGTCTGCTACTCTAGAAGCAAAGTTTGCCACTCTGTCTTCTTCACCTTTTGGTGTTGAAATTAATCTTGATGCTATATCAGAAAGTATTGAACCTAGCATAGTATTTTTGTCTTTGAATTTTGTTACAGATAACATTTTATCAGCTGTATCATCTTTTCTTAAAATTAATTTTTTCTCTGGATCTGTCAAATAACCTTGTACAACTGCACCGTGGTCTACATCTGGTTGTACTGGTGCATCAATTGGCTCATCACCTGGATCTAATTCGTTAACTTGTGCTTCTTCTTTAGGTGCTTCTAGTTCGCTCATGATTCTGTTGATAAGTGGTAGTGCATCTTCAACTCTGCTATCTAAGTTTTTCATTGTGAATTTCTCTCTCATTTTGTTTACAGTTTCATCGTCTAATACTTGTTCGTCGCTAGTTTTAAAATCTTTACTTGCTGATTCGTAATGAGATTGTTTAGCTATGTTTCTCATGTAGCCTCTTAGGTTTTCTAATTTCATTTTAGTTTGCTCAATAATATCACCAGCGTTATCGTTCAATTGATCTTTGTTAGTAACGTATCTTGAGAATGAATTTAATTTTGCTATGTCTTCTGAAGTTGCAACAATGTGTTGTCCAAATTCATCATGTGGTCTTCCGCCATTTGACACGTGTCTCTGCATAGCTCTTGCACCTGCTAGGTGTGTCATTGGATATTTGAATCTTTCACCATCTTCGTTTTCAATGTATAATGATTGTATCTGTCTTGATCTTGCACCTGGCACAGTTTCGTCAACTTTGCCTTTGTGTCTAATTATTAATCTTGTTTTTTCTAGGTTCTCAAATGAGCTTTTAGAAGTACCCGAAAGTCCTTCTGCAACTGGCGCCTTATCGACACCTGCTAATTTTGTAATTATTTTTAGTTCTTCTGACATCTCATCGTTATTTACCGTTTGATTAGTGTCTGCGATATTCTTGTAATCCTGTTTTGTTAGGTTACTTTTAGTAATATCACGTACATCGAAGCTTAATTGGTGCTCTACTGCAAAGTCTTTAAGCTCTTTAAGGAATGCATACCATTCGTCTTTGCTGTCTTCGTCAATTTTGTCCACTAAATTACGGTTATAAAATACTTTCATGGTACCGTCTTCTGCTATTGATACACTAACTGACCCAAATGTGTCTGCGTCTTCTCTAAACTCAAATTCAAAAAATACAGCACTGCTTGGATCTGCTGTTGCGGCACCGCTTTCGTCGCCTAGTCTAATGTTAGTGAACTGCGATCTAATTTTATTGAATAAATCTTCTGAGTTTTTTGGGTTCATATAGTGTTATTTATACGTCTTTTTGTTGAACGGCACACATGACTAAAGTTGTTTTTACCACCAATACACAGCACTCTATGTAGCACACAGGCACCAGTTATTAGTTGAATGAACCAAAGATTGGCATTGGTGTTAGCTCTGATGTTCTGTCTGTCCATTTTTCAAATATTTTAGGATCAAAATCTGCAAGTACTTTTATCATACGTGTCATTAATAAACAAGAACTAACAAGGTCGTCGTGCTGTCCAGGTTTAGCTTTGAAGCTTAATCCACTTGCAACAAAGTCCTTTAATTCTGATATTAATAATTGTGAACTAATTTTCATTTTTCCGCCTTCTACTAATTCTTTGAATTTAGTACAAGCATCTATTTTGTGTTTTGCTGTTGTGTTAAATCCTCTTCTAAATTTTCTTCTATGTCCTTTTCTTATAGGTTCGGATAAGAACATACCTTGTATATTTTCTTCACCTATATCCATAACTCTTAATAGAGCCGCTTCACCTATAGAGTTGTTTTCCATACTGTAAAATATTTGTGGGGTAGCACTAGCATCTTGTTCCATCATTGAATCATATAGATGTTTAGTAATACCTTGTAAAATTCTAACTTGTTGATTCATGGGTGTTGTATTATGATGCCATTCTCCTACTTGATCAAATGTTGGCAATTCAAAAACTTGTATTGCGGCATAATCACCACCTGTTCCCATAGCAGGATCTAGTGATACCATATATGTCATTCCTGGCGTAGGCTTTTTAAACCAACGTACTTGTCCGGTTGTTTCTACAGGTGCAGTTGCTTCCATGTCTACTAGGTGTGTACTATTAATCAAAGTCTCATCATAGATTAAGAATTCACATTCGTGTTCCCTTCTAAATCTCTCATCACCTATCCTTGCCTTCTCTGCATCAGCCCATACTTGGTCTCTGTCTGGGTGTTCTGACCAATGTGCTTTCATGGCATAGAAGCCGTTTGTTCCTACTTCTTTGTCGTTGCCATATTCATCAAATCTTTTGTTGGCCTCTTTCCAAATTAATGCAAACTGATCTTCATCTGAGTTAGGTGTGCTTGTTATCATACACTTACCACCAGTTGATAGGGTAGGTGATAGTGATGTCCAAAACTCTTTGGCTTTCTCAGGTGGTTGTACGAATGCAAACTCATCACAATAAACTAGTGTAAGTGACATACCCCGTCCTGTGTTCTCTGTTGTTGTGGTTGCTGATATTTTTGAACCGTTGTCAAATTCTATACTGTTTCTGTTGTACTGTGTTACACCTGCTTTGATCCAACTGGGCAACATCTCATAAGCATAACGCACCCTTGACATGATGTCTGATGCACCTGCGTATTTGTGTGCCGCAATTAGTATCTGTGAATCCGGTCTAAACATAGCATACCAAATAAGGAAGCCTGAAGCACAGGTTGTTTTACCTGTCTGTCTAGGTAGCATAGCTATTGAAAATCTATGATCATTATAACTTGCAATTAGTCTCTCTTGATATGGAAATGGATTAAAAGGTATCGACCCTTTTACTGGGTGCTGTATCTTCATGAAAGTTTTCATAAAGAACAAAGGACCTGCTTTTTCGTCCATACACTGTTCAAGTTGTAACACTTGTTCTTTAGTGTATTTGTGTTTCTTGTTAGCTTTCTTAATTTGATCGCTATCTAGTGATACATACGCCATGGTATAGTATTTAACGCTGTTTAGATGCTTGGAAAAGTATTACTTTGCTTCTTTGTCTTTGATGGCTTTTTTCATTGGTTCTTTTTTATCGCCATCTTTGTCCATATCTAAGAAGTCTGGTTTTGCTTCTGCAACTTTCGCCGCTTTTTGATATGATTCTTTGAAGCCTTCATACTGTGCTCTAAGACTGTTTGCTAAATCTTCTGCTGTAACAGTATCTTCTTTAGCTACTGCCATTGCATTGTCGCCGTCTTGTGCTTTTGAGTACTGGCTTTTCTTTCTGTTCATTCCACCTGAGTGTAAATTTACTAACGTGTCTATGTCTTGTACTTTTACATCTGGTTCGTTGTCGAAAGTTTCTTCTTGTTTTTCTTCTTCAGGAGCAGTCATCATGTCTCTCATTCTGCCCATCTCTTGTGAACCCATTGCATCGTCTTGACCTGCTTTACCGTGTTCACAATCGCAACCGTGATCTGCACAAGATGGTCCACAAGCTTCGTTGTCATCTCCGTGAGTGTGTTCGTGATCATGTTCTGGCTCTGCACCAATCATAGCATCATCAACAGGTTTAACACCTGCTAATTTTAAAATTTGCATCATCATACTTGCTTCTTGTGGAGAATCAGTTGATATTTGTATTGCTTCTTTTACAGTTTCTTTTTTCTCTTCTTTGCCTGCTTTTTTATCTTGGTATGCTTTTAAGCCTGCTGGTACTTTACCTTCTGTTTTTTCTGTTTTCATATCTAGTGTGCTCTCCCTTTCAAAATCGCTGTCTCTTAACGTGTGTTCTTCATCACCAACTTTAAATTTGTCGCCTTTTTTCATGCCTGAAGATTTAGCTTGTTGCACTGCTTGTGCAAACGCATTGCCTTCATCTGTAGGTTGTTCTGAACTCATGTCCATGTCTGGATTTCTTTGACCTGCATCATCGAAATCATCTACCGCCATTTGTGCCGCCATTTCATATTCGTAACTATCTGGGAAAGGCATTGTTTTTGCTTTTTGTGTAAGTGCCGCAACTACTTGTGTTTTTGGTGCTTTTAAGTTGCCGTCTTCATCTTGGAATTCGCCTAGAGCTTCTTGAGCTCCTATGTGTGCATCTGACATTCCGCCTTCATCTGTTTTTAATGCTGGTTCGCTTTGAACTGCATTCTGTACAACAGCTTGTGGATTAGTTGCTTGAACGTTTGCAACTGCATCTGCTACTAACTCTGGTTTAGACTCTGCTATTTCTTTTAATTTTGTTAATACGTCAATCATTTCCATAACTTACTTCCTCTTTGGGTCCGGGTGTTTGTTAGTTGCTTTTGAAAGAGGACTCGGTGTACCTTTTTCTTCTTTGTCTTGTAATTTTTTTTCGTCTTTGTTTTTTGAATCTTCATCCGGCATAGCTGGAACTTGATCTTTATCTTTTTTAGATTTTAACAATTCTCTCATTAAGCTCATGTTGTATTTGTCACCAAAAAATTCTTCTGCTTTAACTTTAGGTGCATCTTTCATTTCAACATCTTGTAATTTGTTTGCATATTCTGACTTTTGACCTATCTGCATGTTTGCTTGATATTCTTCTGTTGGCTCACCTGGCTTTCTAACAACGATCATTGAAGCATTTATGTTCATGTAGTCTGATAGATATTCTTTCATTACATTTGCTGTTACAGGATAGTTTGTTGTAACATCAAAAATAGTAACTGACTCATTGCTTAATGCAGGAAAATCTAAAGGCATAGTCATTATAGGTGTCTTCTTACCAGCTGACATTTTAGCAACTTCAAATTTTGCTAGTGCTGTTTCCATTCTAGATGCAAAGTCATCGCTTATGTCGCCTGCTACCTTAACTTTGTAGTCATATGACTTGCTAGATTCTGATAGATACTGTGTAAAAGTGCTCATATGCAATATTTAGTCTTTTTTAAGTAGTTTCTTCATTAATTCATTACGGTCCGATATAACAAAACCGTCACTTTCTTCTATGGTACCACCGTCTTTGTTACCTTGGTCTAACTTCATTTTTTTAAGCTGTAAATCAACCATTTTTAGCTTTTTATCTATCTTTGAACTCTTGGCATCTATGGCATTTTTAAGGAAATTACTAGCAACTTCAAATATACGTCCTGAATAACGAGAATCGACGTTCATGCCTAGGTCCATTAAATTTTTATAACTCTCTTCTGATTCAACTGCTAGTTTGTCTAGCTCTAAATCTCCTAGTTCTCCTAGTCCTTTTACTTGTGGTAGTGCGGCCGCTATCTTGTCAAACTCTGCATAAGATTTTTTAAGTGCTTCTGCTGTTTTAGGATCGACGTTTTTCATAACCTCACCTGTTTTTTCTTTGTTAGCTTTGGCTTGTTCTTTTTTATCTACCTCTTTGAATGCCTCTTTGACATTTGGTAAATTAAGAATATCTTCTAATTTTTTTGTCATCTGCGTATTTACTTACGTTTGCCGTTGTGAAAAAGGTCATCTTCTGAAACTACCCTAAATTTTATTTTTCTTTGTCTAGCATAAGCAGTAGCGGCCTCCCATTTGGCCATGTTTAACACAACTTGTTTTTTCTTTGCTAGACTTTTTCCAGCACGTTCCATTGTTGTTTGATCAGCAGGTTTAACTTCTACCATCTCTGCATGTTTTTTTCCATTCTTATCATTGTATACTATAAAAAAATCCGGAACGTATACAGTGTACTTGCCTGTGAATGGATGTCTGTACGGAATCTTTATTGATTCACTAGCCCATTGATAGACGTTAGGATGTTCGTCACATAATCTCATGAAAGCATGTTCCCAACTTGATCTGTATGTCGGAGTTTTTAAGCCAACATACTTGTCGCCATTCTTTGGTGAAAATTTTCCTCTTGCAAATTTTGGTAGCATTAATCTAGAATGTTTCTAGATACAAGTTCTTTGGTTGCCAGTGTTTGTCTAACACCTAGTCTACTTGACTTATATCTGTTAGCATTTAATATTATTGTTATTAGTTCTGATAGTTGTACTTCCGAAGCACCAGATAATTTGTTTATTAATTCTTGCGGGTTCATGTTGTCTATCTTTGCTTGGGCCATTATCACATATGCAGTAGATTCTGCAGATGCTCTTTTAAATCCTCGCTTAACAAAAAATGCAATACAGGCATCATAATCAGCTGGATTCATTTCGTAATCTGATTGATAGTTTGTTGTTGTTAACTGTTGTATAGTTTTGTCTAAACTATTGCTTTCTTTTGGTGGTAAGTTTGTATAAAATTCAGCCATTATAATCCTACTTTCTCTATGTTAACTGTTATGTCTTGTGTTTCTCTGCTTATTTTTATGAATCCATTTGTAACTAATTTTCTTATGTCTGTTATTGCTTTAGCTCTGTAAACTCTTTTGATTGCGTTTGATGAACTTGAAAAAGTAATATCACTTTCTGCAACACTTTGTCCTGCTCTCGAACCTATGTCTTTATAATATATGTGACCTGCAATAATGTCTTTTGTTTCTGCATTAGATGTTATTAAGTTATATGATTCGTTAGGAGTAAGCAAATTAACACTGTCAAATGCTGGAGTTGATATAACTGTTGCATTTGTTGTATTATTGTTGTCGGTTAATCCTTTTGCAGTTGCTATTGTTGCCGCCGCTCCAATTATACCAACACCAAATTGTGCTACCGGGCTTGAAATTGTACCTGCTTGTTTGGCAACTTCTAGAACACCTCTTTTCGCAATGCCTTTTAGTTCTTCCTTAGCATCTCTTTTCTTAATTTTTTTAGCATTGTTGTAGGTGTTTGATGCACCTAATATTGCACCTAGTATATTTCCGCTTTGTACATTTTTCATTACAGAACCTATACCGTCGACTACGCCACCTGGACCAAAAATACTGTTGGTTCCGCCACCTAATACTGTCAATGGCGATGGTTCGTGATCATAATTTAAGGTAGCAAATCCAGGCATATCAGTTTTGTTAACTGTACCTGAATCATACAATACTGTTTCATAATAAACCTGCATAACATTAGATAGTGTACCACCACCATCGGCGTTGTCTACAGTGTCATGAGCAAAGGATCCAATAACTGGATTTACTAATTGCATGGATGTAAATCTTTGTTTGTGTAATAAAAAAATTATAATACTTTTTAAGTAAGGTTTGGCTTTCTGTTTTGGTGTATCTAGTCCCCATCTAGAAAATCTATTTCTTGTGTTATTGTCTGTAATATAATCATATGCATTATCTTTTAGATAATTCATCATTGTTACACTGCTCCCAAGGTTAACAGAGTCAGCTATATTATACTCGTAATATTTCTTCCAAAAAGCATTTACAGTGTCAGCATGATCATCATGAAATGTAATGTTGACTGGTTCGTATTGTATACGTGTTGCCACATATGCTTTCTTGTTGTACTGTACCATCTCTTCTAGGTTCATTCCGTATCTAGGTAAGTCACAAGACTTAACCAACATATCTAATTGTGCGTCTTCTTGTGGATTGTATCCGTTAACAAACATTGATTCATCAGTTTGAATCATCACATGAAACATGAACTTCTGTTTCGGCATCAATTTGTAGTTGTCGTCTATGAACAATCTAGATGCGTGACGGAAGTCCTTCATGCCGGGTTGGCCGTTTTGGATACCTTTTAAAAAATCATTTATCTTTGGCATATACTTGTATTTATAGCCACAAAAAAAGCGCCATATAAAGACGCTTTTCTTGTATTATAAATGCTAATTCTAATTCTTATTAACCACCAGTACTTAAAGTACCAATTGTTCTAGCTACTGCTGTACCAATACCTGTTCCTGTTGGTGTTTGTATACAGTTGTCATATCTAATTGACATTGTGATTGTAGCTGGATCTGAAGTTGCGTATGCTAGTGAATTGTAGTTAACGTTTTCAACATAAGCACCGTATAGCTCAAATGTTTCTAATACATTTGGTGTACTTGCTCCGTTACCACCGTCTAACATTTCAATTCGAGTTGTAAATTTGTAATCAATACCCGATGCCGCTGAACTTTGTTCAAAGAAATCAAATTGTTTCTGAATTTGTTCGCCAACAAGTTTAGTAACTGAGTTGTTTACATCATCTCTTAATGTGATTGTAATTGGTTCCCAAGTGTGTTTACCAGCAACATAAACTTTTGAGTTGTAAACGTCTAGTGTTACGTTGTCAAAAGTCAAGTTAGGTCTAGTAATGTCTACTACTTGTTTTGTTAATTCTGATCTAGGTGTTGATACTCCAAAACCTTCAAGTATTGCTCTAAAACGATATTGAAGTTTTGGCATCAACAAACCTTGTGATGCTGAACTTTGATCGTTGCTTAAAGGTACTGTAAATTTTGATAATGTTGATATTGCCATATATTTTCTCCTTTATCGAAAATTAGTTTCCTAATTTTGCAATTTCTCCTGTGTTTTTGATTCTCAACGGTATGTAAATGAATTCAACTGATTTAATTGGCTCAATTGCTATGTCTACATAAAGTTCATTTCTATCTATTCTAGTAGGTGTGTTGTTTGTGTCATCACAAACTACTAAGAAATCGTATAATGCTCTTTGACCAACTAGTTCTAATAAGAATGATTCAATTGCTTGTCTAATCTCATTTCTTGTTAGTTCATCATTTGGCTCAAAGATAAATGGTTTTCCAACTGCATCTAATTGTGTTCTCAAGTAAACTGCTAATCTAGAAATGTTAATTCTATCTAGTGCTGAACTCGCCGATGTTTTAGTTAAGTTACCAAAGTTAACAATTCCTGCTCCTGAGAAGAATGTAATTGGGTTAATTTTAACTTCATGCATTGAATCTCTCACTGACTCCGTTACAGATATTGTTTTAAATTCGCCTTCTTTTGAATCTATGTAACCAACTGCTGAAGCATTGTCAACAATACCTCTTCTTGTTCCTGCTGGAGCAAACCATGGGAAAGACACGTTGTCGCTGTTAGCTAAAGTTCTCATCATCATGTGTGATGCCGGAACAACAATTGATTTTCCTGTGTTGTCAGTTGTTAAACCTGATGGATAAAACACACCCAAGTAATCACTTGAGCTTATTAAGCCGTTTTCACCGTTGTCTAGTGCCGCTGATGAGTTATTAGCCCAGTTTTGAATTGCAGTTGATGTACCTTCTAATCTTAAAGGTGTATCACCTACTACAAACGCTGTGTTGTTTCTGTCTGTGTTTAAGTTGATCATGTTTTGCATTAACTCTGGGTAACCAGGTGTAGCAATAACATTGTAACCTCTTTGGTCTTCTCTAATTGCTTGGTTAGTATCAATCTCAGCTTTTAATTGTTGTACAAGAACTTTTCTCTGTGCTTTTCTACCGAAAGTTCCTGAACCGTTTGCATTATTGCCTGATTTAGTAACCCATCTATCTGGGTAGTAAGTTGCAACAGATTCATTACTTGCTCTAGGATTACCTAAACCGCTTGATCCACTTCCTGGATATTTTGCAGTTGTAATGTAACTGTTTTTGTATTCTTTAACATTGTAACCCGAACGTCTAGTGTTCCAAAGTAATATGCCTTGTGGATATAGTGCTGGATCTGGAGCATCTGGATCTAAATGACCGTTGCTTAACAAGTTTTTAATTGTTGAAGCCACGCCTGCCGCTGTGCTAGTTCCCGCCGCTTTGTCAGTTGATGTGTGCCATCTTGCATCTGCAAAAACAATACCGTCTTCTGTTGTTTGGTCACTGCTGTCAACTAGTTCCCAAGCCGCACCTGATGTAGTTACTGCTACTTGGTTGGCTGTGTTTGAAGAACTTAATGTTGCTGATGTGTTATATTTGTAAACTTTTGGATAGTTTTCTAAGTCTGAAGTATCAATCCATAAGTCGTTAGTTACAAGTGCAGTACCATCTGACTGTGTAGTTGGTGCTGTTGCACTAAACTGTGGACCATTTGTATCTGTGCTTGAGTATGCAGTTGCATATCCAACCCAAGTAGTACCATTGTGTGCCATAATGTCTGCAACATCAACGTTAGTGTCATACCATAATGTACCGTCTGCTGGCTCATTGTTTGGTGTGTTTTTACTTGCTGTGTAACTTAATCTCTTCCAGTTAGAAGCAATCACTTCTGATGCTGTTGTAGAATCTTCTGTGTCACCTGCTGGTGCAACATATAAGTTGTCTACTAAACTTGAACTGTTTAGAGTGTATCCACCATATGGATGTGCTTGAGAAGTTCCAAAGCCTGCATCGCCTAATGGGTCACCGCTAGTGTTGTTCATTCTAATATCACCGCCTAGTGCATGTTCGATAACAATTTCACCAGTTGCTAATTTAGAAGCTTTAATGTTAATAAGTCTTGTAGTGGAGCTAGCCGCCGCACTTGCGTCAACCTTACCGTTAATGTCTGCTATAAAGGCGTCAACAGTTGTACTACTCATTGTAACTGTAATAGGTGTACTCATTGCCGCTTGATTTTTTCTAGACTCACTTATTGTAAATGTTTGGCCTTGTGTAAAAGTTGATGATGTTAATCTACTAGTAATAATAGTTTTTCCACCCTCGTATCTAAACAATTGGAAGTCACCAGTATTTTTTGTAGTGTCAACTTGTGAACCATCTGTTGTAACAATTTTTTGTTCAGTTATGTTGTACTGTGAGTATAAAGTTCCAACTGTTAATGCAGTTCCACCGTTCGCCGCGTCTAGGTTATAGATCGCAGAGTTGTGTGTTGCATACAATGGTGCCGCTACTGCTGAGAAACTTGCACTTGCTGAACTGTAAAGTTTAGTACTAATGTGTGCTCCTGAGTTAGCTGAAGTTGTTTTGAACCAAACTGAACCAGTTGGTCTGTTTTCGTCTGCAGTTTTCCAAGTAGGTCTGTTTGTGTGTTTGTCTTGTAAAAATTTAGGTGCTCTAAGGTTTCCTGCTGTAATTCCTAAACCAGCTAATAAACCTGTACCTTCTTCAAAGAAAAGTATTTCTCTGTCTGTAGAATCACCAAGCTCACCACCATCATGGAATATATCTAAGTTTCCTGATGTAGCGTTAATGCTTGAACTCACTCCTGGAATGTTTCCTGAATTAATTGCCGTGTTAACATTTGATAATGCAGTTCCACCTGTCGCAATTGTTACGCCATTGATCTTCATGTTTTGACTATTTGTTACTGCTGTTCCAGACGCTACTGAAACTACAGGTAGTGATAAGTGCCATGCACTTGAACCAACTTGTACCCAAGTATTGCTTTCAGTTTTTTTGAAAGTTTTGTTTGAAACGTGTGTTGTGTTAATTGCGTAATCACCAGTAATACCAATTGAAGTTTTAGGTCCTCCAGTTGAAACGCTTCCAACTAAATCAGTAACTGCTGTAATAAGTGTTGGGCTAATTGCCGTAAATGCTTGATCTGTTTTTGACCACTCAAATAATCCAAAGCTAGTTGATGCAAGGTCAAACCAGTATGTACCATTTGTAGGTTTAGCAGTCGGAGCCGATGCACTTCCTAGTAATTCACTAGTGTCAACATTTGCTCTTAAAACGTATGCTCTGTTGGCAACTCCTAAGAAAGAGTACGCCGCTTGTAGACCCCATTCATTTAATTCATATCCGTGTAATGAATTGCCTGATGCGTCTTGATAAAATTTTGGATCTCCAAAAGTTTCTGTTAATTCTCTTTGAGAAGAAATCAAATAGGCAGTGTTAGCATTTGCAGTTGTTGTTCCTGCCGCTGTGTTATCGCCTGATCCGTTTTTCTTATCTTGTGATGATGCTACTATAAAAAGTGGTGTAGTACCTGCATCTGAAGGTACATAGAAACTCTCGTTTATTACACTTACTTCTACTCCTGGTGCTGTTAATGCCATGTTACGTGTTCTCCTTGCAAGTTTGTACGTATATACTGAAGTATTTATAAGAATGTTGGCAATTTGATACATAATTTGCTAAAACCGTGGTGCCTATATAGGCAACGTAAATACTAGTATATGAACAATGCAGTTAGACCCTTATGTGTGGAATGTAAATCTAAACCTAGAGCATATGCTTATAGGAAAGTTGACAAAATCTATTGGCGTAGATTGTGTGATACTTGCAATCGTAAGAAACATAATAAGAAAGTAGGAGGAGTGACAGCACTGCAACGTTCAGGTTACAAGAAGAAAGCCAAGTGTGAGTTGTGTGGATTTAAATCTCAAAACCAAAGTCAGTTAGACGTGTTCTTTGTAGACGGCAATTTAAGAAATACTGTTGTAACTAATTTAAAAACTGTTTGCGCCAATTGCCAAAGGTTGCAAGGGATCAAGCGTCTCGGCTGGCGTTTGGGCGATCTTGTTGCTGACGATTAGGTCGTCAATTTTTGCATATAATTCTTCTTTTGTACCATCATTATCGATAGTAAAATCAAAGTCCCAACCCATCCAATCCCATTCTGATTGATGTTCACCTTTTTGTTGCATTTCTTCTCGTGTGGGCAATTCGCCTCTTTTGACCAGTATTACTTTGCCACCGGATTTTCTTATCATTTTAAGTTCATTTTGAAATCTAGTGTCAGCAATTACAGTTGGCTTGCCGTCATATCTCATTAAACAACTATCGATCCATATAGCATCATGCATTCCTTGACGCATAACTTCTGTGCCGAAATATTGTAACACCCATCTAGGCGTGACTTCTTTGCCAAATTTTTCACTCCAAAATTTATCCGGAGTTTCTCTCCATGCTCTGCTATCATCAGTCTTGCCTTCCAGCATTTCTCTGTCCCAATTGAACATGGAACTGACTGCATCTTTTAAACTTTTTGCGAATGAATCTTTACGGAAATTATGTTTCTGTACAAGTCTATCTGCGACTGTACCTTTACCAGAACTTATTAAACCTACTACACCTATCAACATAGGTTTATTATACTATTTTTTTAAACGTTTTTCAATCTCTTTTTTAACATCGTGAATCTGTGTTAATACCAGTCTACGCATACTTAACTTTTTTTGTTTTAAGCAATGAATAGACATATTCTCTAGGTCGTCGACCATGTCTGCTAATTCATCTAAAGTACATTTGGGTAGTTTTTTATATTTGGAGTCTATCATGATACTACTATTTAAACCACTTTATGGTAAAGAAATCTAGTACTAGAAGTTAACCAATAACAAAACTGTGAGGTGTACCACCTTCTTGGAAGTTACCAATCTCGCCTTCTAGTCTTTCCATTTCAGCTTGGCCTTCGCTTTTTAAAGCATCACCATTAAGTGTTGTTCCGCCTTGCGGTCCTGCAATGGTATTAAATTTACCTCTTGCTTCACCTAACATAAGTTTAGATACTGCAAGTGTATAATCCCTAATCCACGGCTTAGAATATATGTCTTTGAATAATGTTATGTCTGGTCTGTAGTTGTCAGTGTGCATAAGAACTGTTTCGTTGTCAGCTCTAGGTCTTTGTGTAATTGTCATTTTCTTTGTTGCTACATCAAAGTGAAACTGAATAAAACTTCCAAACATCTTACCCACCATTTCTTGGTATGATGCAAAAGCATAGTAAGTGGCTAATCCACCTGTTGCACCTGCTCTTAACAAGTATGTGTTTGTGTAGGCCAAGTTGAAGGGTTCAAACAATGTACCACCTTCTCCGCCTTCGGTTCTTGATCCAACTGTCCTTCTGTTTAAATTTCTTACGTTGATAACCTCATCTGGTAAAATATATTCATTTTGATTTTTCTTAAGTTTAAGAAATGCATAAGATTCTTCTACAGCATTTGATGATCTTTGTCTATATTTGTTGAGTGCTCTAGTTAAAGCAGTTTCGTAGTGTTTTGGGTCTAATTCAACGTCAATCATGCCATCACCTAGGCTGTTCTTAACGTAATCGTATATCTCTTGTTGACCTGTTTGAAGTTCTGACATACACATATTTATTACCTTTGCCTGTGCAATAAATATGTATGATATGCCAAGATTGTCCATTTTTAAGCCTGAGAAAGGTAATGACTATAAGTTCTTCGATCGTAACATCAAAGAGATGTTTACGGTGGGTGGAACGGATCTACACTTCCACAAATACTTAGGTCCATACGATCAAGGCGATACAAACAAAGACGGGGCGGCATCACCTAGTCAGCCTAGAGTAACAGGCACAGATTTAAATGAAACGACCATACAAGATTTACTATTCTTAGAAAATAGAGACAGAAAATATGCAGATGATGTGTATGTTGTTAGAGGCATATACAATGTGCAGGATCAAGATTTTAATCTATCACAATTTGGAATGTTTTTATCCAATGACACACTTTTTTTAACTGTTCATCTAAATGATATAATTGAGAGAATAGGAAGAAAACCCATGAGTGGTGATGTAATAGAGTTGCCGCACATGAAAGAAGATTATTCATTGGATGAAAGTATACCAATTGCACTGAAAAGATACTACGTAGTAGAAGATGTTAATAGAGCCGCAGAAGGATTTTCACAAACTTGGTGGCCACACTTGTTAAGATTAAAAATGAAATCACTAGTTGATTCACAAGAATACAAAGACATACTAGGTGATGCGACAACAACTGGATCACTTGCAAGTTATATGTCAACTTACAATAGAGAAAAAACAATTAATGAACAAGTTGTTGCACAAGCAGAACAAGATTCACCTAAAGCAGGATTCAACTACAAGCAGTACTATGTTGCACCTATAGATGAAAGAGGAAACATTAGGACCGATAATGTTAACACTGTTGCACAGAGAACAAGTTCATCTAAAAAAGTAAATGCAGTAATAGATACACCGGCAAGTTCGCACTATGGTTTCTACCTAGACGGAGATGGTGTTGCACCAAATGGAGCACCTGCAGGATTTGGTATTAACTTTCCGACTTCAAATGTTGACAACGGTGATTACTTCTTGAGAACAGATTACTTGCCAAACAGATTGTTCCGTTATGATGGTGCCAGATGGATTAAAATAGAGGATTCTGTAAGAATAACTACAACTAACAATGAGACAAGAGGAAACTTTAAAACAAATTTTGTTAACAATGCAACAGAATCAACAATAAACGGATTAACAACAAAACAACGACAGTCACTAACTGATGCATTAAAACCAAAGGCTGACAATTAAGAATGCTACACTTTTACGAAGGACAGGTTAGAAAGTTTTTAACTCAATTTATTAGAATATTGAGTAATTTTTCTGTGGAAACAGGAAAAGGAAAAGAGGGAGAAGTACAATTAAGAGCTGTTCCAGTTGTGTACGGAGATCCTACAAGACAGGTTGCAAATATTATTAGAAACAACAGTGAGAATGCTTTACAGTATGCACCAAGAATTGCCGCATATGTTAGAGAATTAACTTACGACAGAGAAAGAATGCAAAATCCTTATCATATTGAGAAACAGCATTTAAAAGAAAGAGATGTATTAGCAGATGGTAGTTACAGCGATAGAGTAGGTGCTGGGTATACTGTTGAAAAAGTTATGCCTTCTCCATTTAGATTAGAAGTATCAGCTGATATTTGGTCAACAAATACAGATCAAAAATTACAAATTATGGAACAGATATTATACCTGTTTAATCCAGATTTTGAAATACAAAAATCAGACAATTATATCGACTGGACCAGTTTAAGTTATGTTGAGTTAACAAATGTAAGTTTTAGTAGCAGAACAATTCCAGTAGGTGCAGACACAGAAATAGATATTGCAACATTATCTTTCTCAATGCCTATTTGGTTGTCACCGCCTGTTAAGGTCAAGAAGCTGGGTGTTATACAAAAAATTATAATGA